GAACATGAAAAAAGAAACAACCTAATTAAAAATCTTGTAAGAGATATTGAAGGTAACACTTTGGTATTGTTCAACTATGTTGAGAAACACGGCGAACCACTTTACGATTTAATAAATAACAATATATCAGACCGTGAGATTTTCTTTGTTCATGGTGGTACAGATGTAGAAGATAGAGAAGAGGTTCGTAAGCTTACAGAATCACAGGACAATGCTATCATCATTGCTTCTTACGGAACGTTCTCTACAGGCATCAACATTAAACGTTTACACAATATTATTTTTGCTTCCCCGAGTAAGTCACGGGTACGTAATCTCCAAAGTATTGGGCGTGTCCTCAGGAAAGGCGAAGGCAAAGAAATAGCAACACTATACGATATCGCTGACGATATCTCTTCCAAGAGTAGAACTAACTATACTCTCAATCACTTGACAGAAAGAATCAAGATCTACCAGGAGGAAAATTTTAAGTATGAAGTAATACCAATTAAACTGAAATAATATGGAAGAAGAATTTTTTTCAACAATCAAATTAACAACGGGTGAAGAGATAGTTGCCAAAGTTTGTTACATGGCAGATGAAAATCAACTGTTAATTGAAAACCCTAAAAAAGTAGAACCAATAAAACAACGTAGAAATGGAGAAATGATTGAAGGATTTGTTCTTGTAGATTGGATCCATTCAACTTACGATAAGATGTTTGTTTTATCAATGGATCGTGTAATTACAATGTCCGAACTAGATAAACGCATCGAAAGATATTATCTATCTACTGTTGATGGATCTGATGAACAAGAAGATCAAGGAAGAGTACAACCTTCTCATCTCAATGAAAGAATGGGATATCTAGGATCAGTAAGTGAGATGAAAAAGAAACTAGAAAAGATCTATAAAATAAGCTAAAAGCTATATCTCTCTTGAACCCTTGACAGAGTTATTGTACTGAGTTTCTGAGGATCTGTCAAGCTGGTTGACAAGAACCCAGTAATGAACTATACTGTTGTTACGGTAAGCAAATCAAAACATGTCTTATGTCAAAGAAAAACACAGAGTATTACGTCAATAACAAAGATTTCCTAGAAGCAATCACTGTCTTTAAAAACAAAGTTAAGGCAGCAGAAGAAGCAGGTAAACAGCGTCCCAGAATCCCTCACTACATTGGTGACTGCTTTCTTAAGATTGCTACACATTTGTCTTACAAACCCAATTTTGTGAACTATACTTTCCGAGAGGACATGATCTCGGACGGCGTTGAAAACTGTGTTCAGTACATCAATAACTTTGACCCAGAAAAATCAAAGAATCCATTTGCTTACTTCACTCAGATTATCTACTACGCTTTCCTTCGTCGTATTCAAAAAGAGAAACGTCAGAATGACATCAAACAAAAGATCTTAGAAAAGACGGGATACGATCATGTGATGCACACAGATGACTATGGTAATGATATGAACTCTACATATTCTGACATGGGTAGCATCAAAGAAAACGTTGAACTTAGAATGAACCGATGAGTGAACATCCAGAAATCGCTGAACACGAATGGATCAATGATACCTTTCGTGTTTATAAAACCAAGTACGGTGTTTGGCACAGTGCTGCTAAAGATGGCGAAGAGCTAATCACTGCTTTGACTGAAGAACTTTGTATTAGAATGACTCATTTCTATCTCAAGGGTAGACAAGAAGGATGGGGTGAGAGTAGAGTATTGAATGATGGTGTAGTTGGTGGTAAACTATGACGGTTGCTTTGATTACAGACCAGCATCTAGATGGACGTAAAGGTTCTCTAGCATTCTGGAATTACTTTGAGAAATTCTATGAAGAAATCTTTTTCCCAACGCTTGAAAGAAAGGGAATTAAAACAGTCATTGATCTTGGCGATACGTTTGACAACAGGAAAAACATTGATTTTAATGTTTGGAGTAGGATTCGTCGCTCTTACTTTGATCGCTTGGCTAGGATGGACATCACTGTCCACATGATCCTTGGAAATCATTGTGTGTACTATAAGAACACCAATGAAATTAATTCACCCGAACTGCTGCTAAAAGACTATGAGAATATTCAGGTCTACAATGGAGTTACTACTACTTACATTGAGGATACTCCGATTTGTTTCGTCCCCTGGATTAACAAAGAGAATGAAGCGGAAACGTTATCGCATCTTGAAAGCACAAATGCCGAGATCGTCATGGGACACCTTGAACTCGACGGGTTTGAAGTAACTCCTGGTCTTAAGATGGAGCACGGCATGGATCCCAAAATCTATAAGAGATTTAAGCAAGTGTTCTCTGGTCACTTTCATCACAAGTCTAAGAAGGGTAACATCACTTACCTAGGCAATCCTTATCAGATGTTCTGGAATGATTATAAGGATGAGCGTGGGTTCCATCTTTATGATCCTCCCACAAATAAACTGACTAGAGTCAAAAATCCTTACGAGATCTTTGAAAAGATTTTTTATAACGACAAGATTGATAACTACGATAAACTAGATATCAATCAATATGCTGACAAGTATATCAAAATTGTTGTAGAAGAGAAAACAGATTATTATATGTTCGAGTCTCTTGTAGATCGTTTATATGATGTAGGTGTACACGATATTAAAATTGTGGAGACTCTTACTACAGAAGATGAAAAAGATGCTGAAATTAATTTGGAGGTCAAAGACACGATGACTCTTCTTAACGAGTATGTTGATGACACTGAGATGTCGGTAGACAAAACCGAACTCAAAAAATTAATGAGGTCCCTATATATTGAAAGCTGTGAAGTTGCATAATGTATATTCTCACGTTAGCTGATAAGATAGAAGGAGTGTTCTCTGTGGTCTCCGAAGAAGGGGACCAGATTATTCCTATCTTCGAGAGTGCTGACGATGCTGAACGATACAATAGCATGATGGTAATGGATCCTACAAACCCAGTTCTCCAGATTGTTGAGATTGACGAAGATTTGATTGTTAACGCCTGTGAGGAAAGATACCAGAAATATGCTATAATTACGAAAGATGATTTCCTGATCCCACCGAAAGACTTAGAATGATCGTATTTGAAAAGATCCGTTGGAAAAACTTCCTGTCTACAGGGAATGTGTTCACTGAGGTGGATCTTACATCACACAAAACCAATCTAATCATTGGATCAAACGGTGCTGGTAAAAGCACCGTTCTTGACGCATTGACATTTTCTTTATTTGGTAAACCATTTAGGAAAATCAATAAACCTATGCTGGTTAACAGCATCAATGAAAAGGGTTGTGAAGTAGAAGTTGAGTTTCGTATTGCCAAAAATCAATACAAGATTGTTCGTGGTATCAAACCAAACCTGTTTGAAATCTATCAAAACGGACAGATGATTGATCAGTCATCTAATGCGGTTGATTACCAAAAGCAACTGGAACAAAACATTTTAAAGATGAACTATAAATCTTTCACACAGATTGTAGTTCTGGGATCATCTACTTTCGTTCCTTTTATGAAACTGCCAGTGGCATCACGAAGGGAAATCATCGAAGATATTCTAGACATCCAGATCTTCTCGGTCATGAACACCTTGCTTAAAGACAAGGTACGTGACAATAACGAGGAGATCAAGGAACTAGAATATCAACTTAAGTTGTCAACTGACAAGATCGAACTTCAGAAGAACTACATGCTGGAGCTAGAAAAGAAAACAAAGTCTGATATTGAAAAGAAACAAGCAATCATCGAGACACTTAGAGTTGACAAATCGTCGGCATTGAAAAATGTTGCTGATCAAACTGTAGTTCTTGCCGACTACAATACAGAGTTAAAAACTCTTGCCGATAATAAAAAGAAACTCAAACAACTCAATACCTTTAGGGTGAAGATCCAACAAAAGATTAACACCTGTAAGAAAGAGACTGAGTTCTTTATCAACAATCATGTGTGTCCTACGTGTACACAAGAGATTGGACAAGACTTTAGAGATCAGAAGATCAATGAGGGTGACAAAGAATTACTGACCTTAGAGCAGGGCTTCAGTGATCTGGAGAAGTCAATCGAGCAAGAGGAACAACGTGAATCAAAGTTCATGGAGTTGTCCGAACAAATTGTTGAGATCAACTCAACAATTAATCAACTTAACTATGAGATTACTTCTCTCGATCAACAGATCAGTAGTCGTGAGATGGAGATTGAAGAACTCAATGCTCCTACCAGCAGCAAGAAAGC